GAGAGAATCGATCAAGGCTTCCACGACTACCCACCTTTGTTGTACTTCTCAATCGATCGTCCTACAAACCAGAACGTAAGCATCATGTTCAGCATGGCGAAATCATCCTCGTCATAGGACTTGGTTAAGACCTCGGCCCAGTTCGCGTTGGTCTGGAAAGCAATCGTTAAGCCAGCAGCTTTAACAGCAACATAAACCCCAAAAGCAATCCAAGTGAGGCCAGGACGGGTGATAGCAGTGATAAAAGAAGCCAACCAACCTGCCTCCTTTGCAGTCTGAGCCTGCTCCTTAAACGCCTCCTTGATCGTGTCCATTTGTTGAATGCTGTAGTCAACATACTTTTCCTCCATCTTGAACTCGCCCCTCATTTTTTCGAGGTCGGTCTGGAGTTGGAACATGGATAGCTCGTGCTGGCGCTCGTTCTTCTTATCCAGGAACTTCAGGACTTCAGGTGCAAGCCTAAACAAGCCACCGAAGATTGACCCTAAAAGACCGCCGCCAAGCAACTCAAACATGATTACCCTTAGCCGTTACGATGTCGGCACCCTTCTTGACTGTGACTTTGGAGCCTTCAACATCCACTTGCATGGGTGGCTCGGCACGATCAAGCTTGTCCAACCGAGTGATCAGATCCTTGATGACTTCAAACTCAGGCTTTTCCTGCTTTGGCGCAGTGCCTGCAATGCCATTCAGCATTTGAATAAGTGCAGTAAGTGAAGCACCCAAAAGACCCATAACAGCAGCAATTTTTTCGCCTTCTAGGAATAAGGACGCACCAACGCCTACGAGCACAATCAAGAAAATGTAAAGCAGTCCATCTTCGCCAATCGCTTTACCAGCTACTTCTTTGGCAGAGTCTTGAGCTTTTAGCTCCTCAAGCCTGATCTTGGCTTGCGCCTTCAGGACTGCTAGCTCATGGGTTTTGTCATCCATCATATCCCCAGCAGCTTCTTAACGAACTCAGCCGCGGCACCTGGGCCAAGTAACACAGCAGCAAACACAGCCCAAATCCAATACTCAATTTTGGTCATGCGCTTGTCGCCTTTATCAAGCTGTGCCGTTATGGCTTCGTACCGATTGGCGCATTCTTTCTCGTGAGCACTCATTCTGGCCTCTAGCACGGCATGTCGTGTTTCGATTGATTCCATGATTAAGTCAAGTTGGCTCCTGTAATAAGCCAAGTGGTGCTGGTTAATTTAAGCGCCGTAGCCACGCCATACTGGCCAAGTGTGCGCGTACCTGTCAAACCAGTATTTGCCAAATAAAGCGTGTCGGTATTGATAGCTATGCTCAAATTGTTTGCTGACATATTCACAAATGCGATGATGGTGCCCACCGCATACGCTACTGAACCGTTTGCTGCAATCGTAAATGTCCTGGCATTGGCATCGGTTGATGGGTGAAATATTGTCTTGCCTGAGTCTGCTGCGACCGTTGTGTAATCGGCTGACTGTTCGTTGATGGGCGCATTCAAATAACCCACACTTGCCGAGGCGGGCGGGAAGGTCATCGTGGTGCTGTCAGTGCCTGCAAGCGTAAGTGAATTAGACGCCGTGAGTGTTTTGCCATCTGCAATCGTGAGCGTTGAGCCTGTGGCAGGGGCTGTGATGGCTACTTTGTTGATACTGGTTGCCGCGGCCACGCCTAGCGTTGGTGTTACCAGCGTCGGTGATGTGGCAAGCACAATGCCGCCAGATCCCGTTACATTTTGCCCAAGCGCTGTAGTAACGCCGGTGCCAAATGCGGTCGGAAGCGTTAAGTTAGTCGCCCCCGTTGTTGTGAATGTTAGTGAATTAGCGCCTGAAGTTGCTAGCGTTGAGCCATCTGCCAGCGTTAAAGTGGCTGATGTTGCAGGCGCCGTGATAGCCACTTTATTTACACTTGTTGCCGAGGCAACGCCAAGCGTAGGCGTGACAAAAGTTGGTGATGTAGCAAATACCAAGGCGCCTGAGCCTGTGATACCCGTTGAAGCACTTAGTCCTGCAGCAATTGTTTCGCCAATCGTTTTGTTGGCACCAAATCGTGTGCCAATGATTTGCACAGCAGGTGTGCCTGCATTGTCCTTATAGAACAAGCGGCCATCAGCAAAGTTGATGGCAAGTTCGCCTGCTTGCAGATTGCCAGCAGTCGGCTGCGCCGCGCCCGTGGAAGACCGATACAGTTGAATCGGCGTGAAGTTAGTTGCAGGCATCAGACATCTCCGTCTTTTCAATGCGCAAAAGGCTTTGCAAGGCCCTTAAAACCACCTCTGGCGCGACAAATTTGCTGGGATCATGCGCAACGTAATCCCACCACAAAAACTGATTCTTGGCTAGGCAGGATCGATCCTTGAGCAAGTTAACATTCTGCGGATGGCCAAAAATTAGCGGGTCAGACACGGACCACAGCACGATGCCCTGCTTGCCCTCATCCCATCCTAAGTGCTGCAGGAATGAATCGCACGAAATCCAGGTATCACAGTCACGGATCAATTGTCTCACTTCTGCGACTGGCAGGTTTTTTCGGAAGTCCGCAACCAATGGTCTTTCACCTTCGACGCCGACTTGCACAATCGGCTGATCAATCATGGCAATAAGTTCGGGCCAAAATGGATAGTTTTTTGGATTTTCCTTGCCATTCATTAGCTGCTTGGCATAAGGCGCAATTAGGACCATAAGTAAAGCTTCCTGTAAGCGCTCTCAAGGCTTGACTGCCACTTCCAACGATCCATCTTGGCGTAAATGTTAAACATATCAATGTCGCCAAAAAGGCTCTTGGCCTCAGCAATTGACCTGCAAGGCACGATGTCAGGGTAGCAGCCAAAAACAACTGGGTTGTTAATTTCTGGTAGCACATGCGAGAACACGATGTGATCGCCCATGCCGCCATCAAGCACCACAATGGTTTGATCCTTGAATGACAGCGTATTGCGGAAGATCTGCTCGTCATGCTCATACATGGCCTGGCTGGTTTCCATGCGGATACCGCCACTTGGCGCTTTTAGGTGCCAGGTAACTGCATGCGGCACGATAAGAAGCTTGTAGCCCCTTTGCTTTAAGCCCCAGGTAAAAAGCGTCTCTTCACGATGCGCTACGCGAGATAGACCCAGGTTGTAGTCATAAGTGCCTGCGCGGTACAGAAAGCTGCAGTGCAAATGATCGACCTCTCGCACTTCATTGATGCGCTGCCATTGCGGATTGATTTCATCGTGGATGCTATCAATCTTGCCCGTTGCCTTCTTGCCTTCAAAGTAATTGGGTGGCATAAGTACCGAGCCGCCAACACCGCCCACATCAGGGGTGACATGAGCGAGCAAATGCTCAAGCACATTTGGCTCAGGGATGGCATCATCATCAACGCGCCAGACCCAGTCGTAGCCCATCCAATTAGCCATTTGATGGTTGTAATGCTGACCTTTCTTGGCAGCCCAAACCCACTCCCAAGCAATCTGCTTGGCGTCCATCATCCAGTACAAGTTGGCATAGATTGGATCGTGCCGCAGGTCCTGGTGCTGATCATTGTCATCAAAGATCACAACCTTGTCAGGCTTGCGCGTCTGATTCATAACGGCTTGCAGTGCCATCGGCAGGGTTGTTTGTGATCGACCCCGCGTTGAAATAGAGCACAAGATGCTAGGCATGCCAGCGCCCGATCAGCAGGTTTAATCGATTCTTATCGTCAATGGCTTTAGGCGCTGTTGAGATGGCGCCTTCCTCATCGATGTACTCAAAATGAAAGCCAGGGAAGTGCGATTCATTCAGACCATGCAATTTGTGATGCGGACCCCAAAAGCCTGGTGGCTCATTCATCGGCACCGTAAACAGCAGGGTCCTGCAATGCTGCTTTAGCTTTTGCAGGATTTCAAGGCCATTGTCTAAGTGCTCAATAACCTCAAAAGCAATGATCGTGTCGTACTGATCAAAGGGGTAAGTATTGATGTCAGCATGATGGAACTGGCAGTGAGGCGTCCATTGCTGCTCGTTGGCCACATCCACAATGATTGGATCGTAATCAAGGCCAATGTAGGGCTTGTCAGGCATGAACTGAGAGCCGTAACCACTCGAGCAACCAATCTCTAAAATGTTGCGGCCTGCATGGCTTGCAGCCCACTGATACCGAGTTGACTCTCTCGGGAAGACTGGATCGCCTTTCAAGAAGACTGCGCGCTCCCAGTAATTTGATAAGCGCCAGCGATACCAGTCACGGTTGTATTTTTTGGCAAGCTTTAATGAATTACGCAGGAAAATGCTGTCCCAGCCCTTTACCAGGTTGGGATCATGAACCGTGCCCTCGCCCTTGTGGTAGATCGGAAAGGCGCCTGTAAATTGCGTACCATCCCATACCTTGTCAGAGCACTCACAGACTTCAAAACCTGCTTTCTCGGCCTCGATGCAAAACTCGGTATCTTCCCCGCCGCCAACGCCATATTCGACGTTTAAGAGGCCAATCGCATCAAAGACGCGCCGATGAACCATGACGCAGAAAAACACCGCAAAATCGCGTCCTGCTGGCTCTGATGGGCCTTTGATGACGCATGAGATGCCACAGCGTTGATTGACCTGGAAGGGCTTATCCAGCATTTGCAGCCACTGGTTTTTAGTCTGATGCAGCAAGACGGTGTCATTGTTCAGTAGGACAATCTTGTCTGCTGTGGCATGCGGAATCGCTACGTTATTAGCGCCTGAATATCCCAGGGGCTTGTCATGCCAAATGACTTTCAGGTGCTTTTCAAATCCAATGCTTTTGAATCGTGCAGCCAGGTCATTGAGATAGCTGCCCGTGTTATCTGTACATCCATTGGCCGAGACAATAAGCTCGACCTCTGACATATCGGTATGCGCGAAGATTGACTCAAGACAGGGTTTGAGCAAATTCTCACAATGGTTGTACGTCGGAATGATGATGCTGTATTTCACGGGCACACTCAGTTTTAATACCGTTGTGCGGGAATTTCTATCCATGCGCCAATACCTTCGTCCCAAGTATAAGGCTTACCATCAAGCGGCATTTTGGTTGGCGGCTCCCATAAGCATGTGTTTTCATCTAACGCCCAACTTGGAAATGGCGACGGGCCAATAAATGCATTCCTAACAGCGTCATAAACATCGCCAACAGCAGCGTATTTTTTCCTAAAATTTCCGTTATACGAAGTTTGTACCCAAACCGTGCCGGGAAATAAAGACTGTAAAAACGCAATTCCTTTTGCTTCAGACTCTACCCCATTATCTAGCAGTTCCTGATTAGCCACCACAACCACTTGCACTACTTGGTTGTTTTCTAATCTTGCAAAATGCGCCATTTTTTCCTCGCACTTAAAATTCTACCCAACCAGTAACGATATATTTTTCGTTGCTAATTGGGGGGTTGCCACGATGCGTATGCGTAAAGCCTGAAGGAAAAATTAGTACCGACCCTGTTTTTGGTTTTATACGCTTGGGGTAGTACAAAAATTCTGTTTCACCACCTTCTTCAACATCGTTCAAATAAATCGTAAAAGCAAGAATTCTTCCATTTGTTGGCTTATTTGAATTTTCGCAGTGCCACAAATGATAACCCCCGCCAATGTTTGTTTTTTGTATTCTTTGGGTGTAAACGCTGTGACTTGCAAAATCTGTTAAAACATCAAATTGTTCTGCATACGGCCTATAACACATCATCCAAAAAATTTCATTAAGTTTATTTGCAAGAAGTCTTGTAGAAGACAAATCAATTGCGTTGACTTCTGTCACAAATACTGTGGTGTCGTCTTTTTTTGTTTTTGCTAAATTCTCTACCTTCCTTGGAACGCCAAAACCACATTCGACCATTTTTTCGTAGTAAACAATTAATGAGTCACAAAATTCTTTATCATATACATCTTCTTGATACCAAATAAAATCATTCATCTCCAGCAACCCTTCCAACAATTGCTTCGTTTAGAGCAATTCTATCTCCTATAACACCAGTTGGGAATGTGTTAAATGACAAACTAATTCGTGTGCCTTCTGTTTTTTTTGTGTCCACCATGTGCTCAAGGTTTGACGGAAACAACAAAAGAGTTTTTTGTTTTGCCTCAAACCACCAAGACTCTGAATTATGCGGCGTGTGTTCTTTAGATGTTATTCTTAGTGATTGATCTATTGGTTTATAAAAAATTATTTTGTCCTTTTCATCTGTCTCAATGTAAAACACTCCGCTAACAAAAGAATTGCTATGCCTGTGCTTGTGATGATATTGGTTTTTATTTGTGTAGTTTGTCCACGATTGATCC